TCACTGAACTTCCAGCATGTGGGACACAAAAGCACATGTGACATAGAACCCTCTATTCTGGACGCAAGTCTCTGTTTCTATTGGAGTTACGCTGTGAGCGCCGGAGTCAGGCGGTGGGGGCGGTGGGGGCTATGATACTATATAGTAGTAAGTAGGGGGGATCTGCCTCTATCACGCCTACCCGTAGGGATACGCGCATAAGGAGTAAGGGAGTTATAACAGGACAAATAGGTCCGATGATCTTAATGGGGAGAATGTAGTAGGGGCAGTCTAACTAACTCCTTGTCTCCCAACAGCTTACAGGCTTAACCTCACTTAAGACATTAAGATCTTTAATGGGAGTTAAACCTACCATACGTAGGCATGGGGGATAACGCCTAGGCGCATTGGGAGTGTCATTCCCCCGGTTAATGGTGTTTATTAGATCTTGACCGCACGACTAAATACCACCTTTCCTACGTGTGCGTGTTTGACTCCTTTATCCGGCCTCTACTCTTAAAATCTTACTAGCGTAAGATTTTAATGTATTTGTATCTCTTTTGTAAGGAAAAGATAGTAGTATTGGTTACAGATAGGATATTAAGACTTATCCCAGTTATCTTCTAATAATCTTAACATATTAACTCTTAATACTATAAGGGTCATTATATCCTATAGTAGTGTCCAGTTTAGTGTTTGTTATCCTCTTAGGCAGATTAAGCGGAGATTGGAGGGGTTTCGCCGGGACTTGGAGCCTACCTGTTTTTGGTAGGCGACGGGCGCTGTTCAGCCCCTTGACCTAATCCCTGGAAGAGGGTATCTTAGGATAACCAAGGGGAGGTGTCTAATGGTGATCACTCAAGAGAGATATCTAGATCTGATCAAGTTGGGACTTATCGATCCAGATATGATATATGATGATTGTCAGCTTCGCTTCATTGATGAGAGGGAAAAGACGGATAGATTCAATACCTCCGAGGCTCGCTGGGAGAGTATTAAGGCCCGATGAGTCTCGATTGGATGATCTTTTCAAGGCCCTTAAGAGGGTAGCTCTATGACCCCTGAGGAGGACTTCACCCGTTACACTGCTCCCTTTCGGAGTATAGGGCGATCCAGAAGACCTGGTCCTCCCCTTCACTGGGAGCCCGATAATGAGGTTTAGATTCTCTAGAGCGTGTCTTCAATTTGCAGACGGAAGCCCTGTGTAGAATCTGAGGCCATCCTGGAGAATGATGAGCGGGAGGCATATAGGGAGGATATCAACCGTGCTTGGAACGCATATGTAGACGACTCTATGGCTGTTTTAGATTTACAGATGAGGCAGAATAAGCACAACTTTGTGTTTCTGCCAACCACCAAACCGGAGGATACTGTGATGGCCGAGGACTATAACGATATTCAGTTGAGCGGTGGTATCGGCGACTTTGAGAGTTGGGTCGAGGTAATGACTGACCTTATGAAGATCGCTGCTGCTATTGATGCTAAGTGCCGAGCTAGATCTCTCGATCTACGCCGGAACTTCGTATACGGCGGTATGGTAGCCTTGAACATTCGGGACGATTGGGATATGGTTTCGCAGTCGGAGGATAAGGAACAGGACATCCTGTGGATGTTCGTTCAGTTGTTCATCCGTTGAGCGCAGTGAGTAGCGGGGTAGAGAAGCGACCTATCTCACCTGCCTCATAAGCAGGAAATCGCTGGTTTGAATCCAGCCCCCGTTACCAAATATGGTGGGGATCGTCCAAACATAGGACCCTGATAGTTTAGACAGGAAATGTGGGTTAGAGTCCCACTCCCCTCCGCACCTTTGAGGAAATGTGATGCAGCAAACCTGGGCACATCAGGAACTGCTTCGTAGGATGCAAGCGGGAGAGGTCAAGGTTAAATTCATCGTAGTAAAATGGAGAGAAGGTATCGGGGAGTGGGTCACTACTCCTCTTTTGGATAGTTACTCTGGAGATAAAGTAAGGTGGTCCGTATATGACCTGTGTAGATAGTGATAGAGCCCCAGCTAAACTTGTCTTTGTAGTTCCTCAGAAGAAGGGAATTCATAAGCTACTTGAGCTGATGGGACATAAACGTAAGGTCTTTGGAGCTTCCGATCTCCATGCTATCTATATGGGTTCCGATATATACAAGGCTTTCGCCGCTGGTGTCTCCAGGGAGAATGTAACTCCTGAGGGTAAGATCCAGTTCAATGGTGTTAACGTAGTCTGCAATAAGGTCGTTCCTCCTCAGCATATCATGTATACTAACTATGACGACTTCCTCGGTGAGTGACGTTAGCGATCTGGTTCATTCCCCCATTGGACAGGTTCTCGACCTTACTCCCCTGACAAGGGGTAGGAAGAAAGGACGTGTTCCCGCGAATGTAGACCTGCCATTCCCGGTAGACTATGGTTCTATTACCAAACAGAGATCCCGGGGAGAGGTAGCCGTAGAAATAGATAATGCTAATATAGAGTTCCTCTACGTCAGAGGTTATTCTATCGCTGGTATTGCCCGACACTTCAAGATGTCCTCTGATAACGTAGTAAGAGCCGTCCGTGAGATCAGGGACCAGTGGAAGGCTAACACTATCTTTGACTTCAATACCGCTATTGTGGAGAATCTCCGTAAACTTGATGAACTGGAGTCGGCTGCATGGAGGGAATTTGAAGCGTCACGCGAGGATTTTGAGACAGAGACTGAGAAGGAGGCGATTAGTGGCGATCTTGCCAAGACCGGTGGAGGCACGCAGGATACCAAGACAAAGCGGACAGTTAAGAGAAAACATATGGCCAATGTCCGCTACTTGGATACCATCGAGAAGTGCATTGAACAACGGTGCCGCATCTTGGGCCTCTATGCTCCAAAGGAAGTGGCTATAACTCAGAGGAAGGCCAATACTACCGCCATTGAGGATATGACCAATGCTGAGCTTAGACAGTTGGCAGCGAGACAGAAGAACCTGGATCTAAGTGAAGATGATGGCTGATAAGGACTTTAGGGAAGTTCCACTGGAGCAGAGTATCAGGGCTGCTGAGGTTCTTTTAGAGCGGCAGGATGCTCGTGATAGTCTAATCCCGTTCATCCAGTATACCTTCCCTCAGTTTGTTCCAGCGCCTCATCATGTAGCTATTGCTGAGAAGTTGGAGGCCGTGGAACGGGGGGAGAAACGTAGGCTCATGATCTTCATGCCACCTCGACATGGCAAACAGATTGCCAATAGAACACCTATTATGACGCCCAATGGATGGACTACTCATGGTAGGCTGATGCCAGGAGATGAAGTGTTTGCCCCAGATGGGACAATTGCCACTATTGTTGCTGTTTCAGAGGAAACCTCATCTCAGGTTAGGGTTTCGTTTACAAATGGTGAGGAGATTTATTGCCACGAGAATCATGAGTGGTCTGTTTATTCTCGGGCAGATGAAATAACAAAGACAGTAGAGACTAACTATTTCTTTGATAAGAAGATTTGGTCTGGCGGACGGGCTACTTATCAACTTCCTCTTGTAGAGCCATCTGAAATGAGGGAGTGCGTATTACCATGTGAGCCATATGTTTTTGGGGCGTGGCTTGGAGATGGCTCCAGTGATAAACCTGCTATAACTCACGATAAAGCAGACTCTGGTATAATTGAGTATTTTGAAGAACTTGGTTATCACATTTCTGCTGAGTGGGTTCACAAAGACACTGGATGTATCACGACCAATTTCGGTGGTCCATCTCCAGGAAGAGCTGGAAGGTTAACCAAAGAACTGCAAGAGACTAAGGCTTGGAAGAATAAGCATATCCCAGAGCCGTATAAGTTCTCTTCTATTGACCAGCGGAAGAAGTTAATAGCTGGACTCATTGATACCGATGGTTGCGTAGATAAGAAGTTTGGTAGGGTAAGAATTGTCACTGGATCTAAGCGGCTGGCCGAGGACATTGTAGACGTTCTAAAATCTTTAGCTCAGCGACCTGGAGTGGCTGTAACTCAACCCTGCACATCTTCTTCTGGTATCGTTGGTAGAGAGGTTGTATTCACAATTGGATTCCAGCCTACGATAGTCTTTCCAACAGTTCTTGAGCGCAAGAAGATCAAAAGGTTGGTTAGACAGCGTAGGATAGGGATACAGAAGGTTGAGATTGTGGGCGGAGACAGGAGGGGGCGCTGTATTTCTCTGGACCGCGAAGATGGGATGTATCTGATTGGGGATAGTATGATCCCTACCCATAATACTGAGACTGCGTCCATCCGATTTCCTGCATGGTATATGGGCAAGAATCCTGATCGTAAGGTAATCCTCTGTTCCTACAATGAGGAAAAAGCTTCTGAGTATGGAGCACAGGTCCAGGGAGTAGTAAACTCTGAAGAGTATAACTTCGTCTTCGATGGTGTCCATATATCCCCATTGAGACGGAAGAAGACAGCGTGGGCAGTTGAAGGACGGCGGGGAGAGTGCGTTGCTGTCGGCCCTGAATCCTCACTGACGGGCCGTGGTGGAAACCTTATCATCATAGACGATCCATATAAGGATCGACAAGACGCGAACTCAGTGAACAGTAGACGCAAGCTTATGCGGTGGTTTGACTCTGTTGCCTATACAAGACTGGAGGATAACGATGCGATAATCCTCATCCTAACGAGATGGCATCACGACGACATCGCCGCTGAGCTGCAACGCAGAGCTAAGGATAATCCCGATCTCCCAGACTGGGATGTTCTTTCTCTCCCTGCCGAAGCCAAGACCGATGATCCTATTGGACGTAAGCCTGGAGAAGCTTTATGGCCTGAGAGGTTTCCATCTAATAGGCTTCAGGAGATAAAGGCTAATAATCCACGCGAGTATGCCTCCCTGTATCAACAGGAGCCTACCCCTGAAGAGGGTGATTACTTTAGGAGGGCTGACTTTGAGTTCTACGAAGTTACACCCAAGCGATCCACCATGCGGATCTACGGAACCTCTGACTATGGTGCCAGCGAGGACGCCAAAACCTCAGACTACACCGTCCATTGCGTATGGGGAATGGACTCAGAGAACAAAGTGTATCTCCTCGAAATGTATAGGGAAGCTGGGAAGCTGCCCAAGGAGTGGATCGGAGAGTTGGTGTCGATGATAGGTAGATGGAAGCCAGATGTATGGTTTGAGGAGCGAGGACAGATCATTAACTCCGTTGGACCTTTCTTGGTATCCATCCTACGACAGAAGCAGATCTACGTAAGACGTATTCAGCTAACTTCGTCCTCTGATAAGGTTGCTAGGTCCAGGGCATATCAGGGTATGGTATCCATGAGAATGATCCATCTGCCCCGACATAGGTCTTGGGTAGAGGACTTTATTGCAGAGCATACACAATTCCCGTATTCATCACATGATGATATGGTTGATAATGGCTCCTTGCTAGGCCGAGGTTTGGAAGATCTCCGCCCCGGCAAGGAAGCTATTCAAACTCAGGCTATCCTTCAGCCGAGGAATTGGACTATTCAAGAGCTTATTAATCGCTCTGGTCGAAGAGCTAAAGGTGGTAAAGTTAGAAACGAAGCTCCTATCATGGGGAAGCACGTAAACCCCTTCTTAAACAACAACGTAGCTGTATTAGAGCAGGGTTTTGATCTTGACTTAGTAGTAAATGAGTCCAATCTTAGTAATATAGATGACATTATCGTTGGAGCTAACTGAATCGGACCGCAATATGGGTAAGACATCTACATATCTTTCATATCCATCTGATCCTGCTTCCCAGCTTGTATGGTGGACTCGCAGGATAGACTATTTCTACTCGTATATGCAGCCTTGGATGGAAGCATGTCAGGTTCTTCAGGATCAGTATAGTATCAACGATGCTACTGAGCGTGAGAGATATCAGAAGAGTATAGGAGCCTTTGACTCTGACCCATCCTACCGGGTTAAGACGAATCTGGTCTATGGGTGGATCGACCAAAGTATCTCCTCAATGACTTCCAGTGACCCAGCCTTCCGAGTGAAGGCCCTGAACCAAGCTGCTGCTGGTAAAGAGTTTGCTGTAAGTCGAGTATCTACAGATGTTTACGGCAAGACGGGACAGTTGGAGCAGGATGAACGGGTTCTCTTGGATGCCCATCTAACCCCCTGGGGTGGAAGTAAGATAGGGTATTCTTTTGACGTCGACGCTGCGGCGGTCGGTCTTGAGGAGATGCTTGATCCCACTTTCTACTCTTCAGACAACCCCTCCGAAGAGGCTAACTATTTTGAGACTGGGTATCCCGTTACCGCAATGCCGGATAATGAACATGCTATCCACATTGAGTTCCATACCAATTATCTTCAACAGCCCTCGCTGGACGCTGGCATTGCCTCAGTAGTCAGGGCTCACATCAAAGAGCACCAGCACTATATAGATCGTCCTGCTCCTGACATGGATAGTCGAGTGAAGTGGGATCTTCCATTTGGGCAGCGATGGGAACCGGATAAGATCATCATAGATCCATTTGCTTCCGATGGTCCTAACAATGCTATGTTCATTGCTTTCCGATCTACCCTACCTGTAGACTTAGTGAAGTCGAATCCATTGTATTCTAATACCACCGACCTACAGCCTTCTGCTAGGATGGAGAACGCTCCTCTGATTACCAAAGAACTGGAATACGATGACTTCGGACTTGTAGACATCTATGAAATCTGGGGTCGGAACATTCCCGTAGGCCCTGGACGCACGGAGGACTTCTGGGGTGTTTACGCTGATGGACATGATAAGTGGTTGTCCCGTGAGCGCGAGTGGCCCTATTACTTTGGTGGAGATTTCCCACTAGAGCTACTGAACTTCCATTCGTCTACCAGAACGTGGTTTAATAAACCGCCACTGCTGATGGCTGGTGGTGATTCAATCCAGAGTCTATCCAATGAGATGCTGGATGCTATGCTATCTACTGTGCGTAAGGAGAAGAATATCTTCCTCTACGATCCACAGTTTATAGACAAGGACGAGATCTTTGAGATCCTGCGTGGCGATGATATGGACGCTTTCGCGGTAGACGGTCTGGCTGATAGTAATGGCAAGGCTGTTATGCCTCTGGCATTTGGTAAGGTTAACACCGACAAGAACATGTTCCTGGGTCAGATCCAAAACCTGCTTGATCGCTCCGCAGGAACACCAGATCCTATGAGAGGTAAAAGTCCTGACTCAGCTACTGAGGCTAATATCGTAGACAGTCGGGCCTCCTCCAGGGATGATAAGCGTGAGGCTAAGTTTACCAAGTTCCAGGTCAACAAGACTAAGAAGTTCTGGGACTTGATGATTGAGTTTCGTCCTGATCGAGTGTTCCTACTGGATCAGGTGCTGGAAGGTTTTGTTATCGACGAGAGCGTAGCAGAGGGTAGGTTCGAGTTTAAGATCGACATATCTTCTTCGGCTCAGGCTAAGGGCTTGGAGCGTAAGCAGTGGATGGATCTACTCAATCTTCTCAGTGGGCAGATGTATCAGTTGATTACCCAGCAGTATGGTCAGCCTCCTAATATCGCCAGACTGTTGGAACTTCTCTTAGTCCGTGGTTACGATATTTACAATCCCGAAGAGATTCTTCCGTTCCTCCCAGAAGTTACATCACAGGGTGGGATCAATGATCAAGCGATACTTCAACAACAGATTCAGATGGCCGCAGCGGCCGCTCAAGCTGCTCCTCCTACTGCTGGTGCCAATCCCAATACTGCTGCCGCTCCTGCTAATTTTACGGATCAGGCGGGGGTAGCTGAATCAAGAGTATCAGCGGATGCTAATCGTAGAGACAGAGGCGGTTCCTTTGGCGGGGCCGGTTCAACAGCGGAGACTTCATAATGCCAGGACAACTTCCAACTTCATTTTCTGATTTTATGTCTGGTGGTGGAACAGCCACAGATGAGCCGGTAATTCCTATGACTCCGGCTAAGCCTAAGCCTATGCCTCCTGCTGAGGGGCTGTCTGGACTGGATACTGTAATGCGGATTCAGCCCAGTGCCCCAGATGGAATGAGAGACACTGCCGGTCAGGCTACTATAGATAGGACTGCGAGAGCAGCTTTTCAGGATGCTGGTAAAAACTTAGCTCGACAGAGCGGACCAAGCGCCGATGCTGTAAGAGGCCCGAATGAAAGTGATATTGTTGAGTTTGAGAATCTAATGGCAGCCGCTGATAAACAGGTTGGTGGAAGCTCCTCAGATGGTAAGACAGTAGTTATTCCTGCTGATATGCTTGATGCAGAAGGAGACTATCTTGGCGCGGATGAAGGAGAGATTTCTAAAGCGGGGGAAATCCCTTTGATGCTCCAAGCTTTTCCCGATAGAATAACTCTTGTTGAGAAAGAGAATCCTGAGAATGTTGTGTTTACTGGTCCCGTCAGTCAGGGTGCTATCTTTGGAGTGGGAAAGGATGGGGACACATTTTTTGTTCCAAGCACTATTAATCCAGATGAAGCACAAGTAGATACCACTGAGAAGAAGCCTATTGAAGCATTTAGGTTCAACATGTCAGACCTGTCTACCATCTTTAGTGACTTCTATAATCAGATTACTAGTTTTGAGATTATGTCTCCAAAGAAGGATTCCCCTGGATTAGACAACGCCAAAGCAACCCAGAGGAATAAGATCCCACTGCAAGAGCCAAATGTGAGCAAGCCAGTAAACCCACTCTCTGCCAGTAGAGTCAATGCCGCTGCTATGGTAGGAGGAAATACACCTCAACAGGGCAGTCCTACTACTAATCGGAGAGCTCGCCCAACTGGCGGACTACAGCAACCTCGTCTCAGGTAACCGTAAAGGATAAAGCGTCATCATGGCACTGTTCTCAACTAGACCTAAGATGGAGTTCCCTGCGAAAGACACGAATCCTACGAATGCATTCTTGTCGATAGTAGGACTTACTTCACAGCAGTTTTCAGCCTTGGATGATAATGATAAAGCTGCCATCATGGACCTTGACGCAGGAGCAGTAGATCCAAGTTCAAGAAGCTTCAGGAAGTCAGTAGGTGAGATTAAGAGTTCTGGTCGTCAGAGGAAACTTCAGGGACGTAAACGAAAGATGAGGCTTGAGGATGATATTGAAGGGTATTGATCCTAGTCGCCCGAGAGAAGAGGGTGAGAATCTTTACGATTTTAAGTGTCCCATATGTTTAGAGATAAAAGAAGACTTTGCCTCGTTTGAGGATCGGAAACGAAGTTGTCGGTGTGGACATGTAATGGAACGAGTGTTCCCGCTTAGCGTAGGACTACTCCACTTTGAGCCCTATTTTGATGAGGGTCTTGGAGTAGATATTACCTCCCAGCGGCAGAAGGCTCAGGTAATGAAGCTGATGGATGTCATGGAAGCTGGGGATAGAGTTGGTGGATCAAGGAATACTGAGAATGAAGATAATATTCAAATCACAGCAGATAGGGCTCCTATTGGTAGAACCATTGATGACCATCTTAGGGACGAGGATAAGCGTCGGGCTGATAAAGAAGAGAACTTTATGGTTCAGTCTGAATCTGAGTATGGAAGCGTTTCCAATCCTGTTTCAGTAACCGATCTACCTGACGTTAAGGAAAAGTCTCGCACGAAGAAGAGCGATACGTTTGAAGAAAGACAGAATAGACTGTCCAATCGTAGCGCAATCATCAGCTAACCGAGGAGAAGTATAATGACGCAAGCAACAGATGTCCAGCTTACTGACCAGGAAATGGAAGATCCAAGGGGCGCTCTTTTGGCGGAAGCTAAGGAGATTGCAGCCCTAGTAACGGGGGATCAAAGTGACGGAGGTTCCCCAAACGATAGCGACCCATCTAATCCTAATCGCCCCATTGGCCGTGGGACTCGTGATGGTGGTGATGGGGAGAAAACTGTTATCGGGCGCGACGATCTGTCTCGGTGGATTGAAGACAATCCTAATGCTCCTCCTGGAGCTTTGGAATTGTTTAAGCACATGCAACGCACTATGTCTGAACAGGGGAATAGTAACAAGACTCTGGAGGATCGCCTTGCTACACTTGAAGGTAGCGTTCCTACCGCCCCTGTCGTAGAAGCTGAACCTACCCCCGAGGAATTGGAAAGGAATAAGCTCCTGTCCAAGGTTTCACCTCAACAGCGTAAGATTGTTGAACTGCTTATTGAGCAGGGTGGGTATGTGAAGCAGTCTGATATGGAGAGTAAGGAAGTAGAGCAGGCTCTTGATGGCTTGTTTGTTGATGATGTTAAGAGTGGGCTTGAAACATTTGGCGAAGACTTTGGAACGGCTCCTAATGGGGATGTTACTTCTACTCAGGACTTTGAGTGGAACCCCGAGATTAAGGATAAAGCTTCAGGACTCTTCGATCAGATGACTTCCGATGACCATGGTATTACCCCGCAGCAGCTATACAAATTGGTCCGATTCGATGATCTTATCGCTAAGGCCAAGGAAGATGGTCGACGTGAAGCAGGTGGTGGAAACGCTGAACGTGCTGCGAGGTTCGGAGTTTCAACAAATTCAACCCCTGGTGATATGCGAAGTAATAGCATATACAATAAAGGGGATTCAATGGATACAGTAGTCGATAGGGCTATCGTGAAAGCTTCAAAGAAGCAGTCACGTATGGGCCTCGACTAATTGAAAGGAGAGTAAGATGGCTTACTACAGTACTGTAAGCAGAGATTATAAGACTCTCTTGTCTATCACTCTTGATGAGCTCTTGGGCAGCGGTATGCCTGAGGACAACGTTTACGAGAATGACCCCACGCTGTCTATGATGCGGTCGTCTGGTAATGTCAAGGTGATTGAGGGAGGTGATCGTATTCGTATTCCGATCATGACTGAAGAGGGTGGGACGTTTGCGTGGTATTCTGGCTTGGAGAACTTGAACATTACTCCGAGTGAGGGATCTACCACGGCATGGTTTACCTGGAAACAGGCTGCCACCTCTGTTGCACTGTCTGGTTTGGAAGCACGTAAGAACTCTGGCAAGGCTGAGATTGCTGATATCGTGAAGGTTCGGTATGGGCAGGCTGAGGCTGATATGGCGACTGGTGTAGCTACCGGCCTGTTCAGTGACGGCACTGGCTCTGCTAATAAGCAGTTGACGGGTTTTGAGGCTGCGATGGAAACCACTCCGGGCTCGGCTTCTTATGCCAGTATCCCGGTTGCTAATACTGTGTGGCGCAATGTAGCTGTTGCTTCTGTTGGTAGTGCTGCCACCAATCTGATTTCCAACCTGCGAACCACGTTCAATAGTTGTTCGAAGGGCCGCTCGGCTACTTCTGCTCCTAACCTGATCGTAACTACTCAGACTGTTCATGAGGCTTTTGAGGCTCAGTTCGCCCCTCGGGTGCGCTTCCAGCCTAATCCCTCTGAGGGTGCTGATGCTGGTATCGATAAGATCAAGTTCAAGGGTGCTGATGTAATCTGGGATCCCTTCTGCACTTCGGGAACCATGTATGTGCTGAACTTGGCTCATATCATGTTGTTCGTGCATCGCGCAGCTAACTTTACTCAGAGTGAAGAGGGCTTCCAGAAGCCGATTGACCAGGATGGTCTTGTCAGTCAGATCTTCTTCCAGGGTAACGTCGCTGTAAACAACCGGCCCAAGTTGGGTAAGATGGCCGGTATTACTTAAGATAGGAGACTACTATGGCTGCTGGAGATATCACCCTGATTGGTGATCAGCCCCATCCAGTTGGTGGTCTGTTCATGTGGATCGGAACCTGTGAGCTTGACGATGCTGGCACGGAGTTTGAGCTTGGTGACAAGATTCGTTTGGTGAACGTGGATCTGATCGGTGCCGACGACGCTGAGAGTGTTCGGGTTGTTCTTAACTCTGACGATGGAACTGCCGATACTCAGGACGGTTCGTTCTGGGCGTATCATACTGGTGATGGAGTGAAGACTTACGATATGCGGGCCTACGGTATATAGGCCAATTGTAGCTGGAAAGACCAGCCGCGACGGGTGAACCTATTCCACCCGCATTAAAAAAAGGAGCTATTATCATGAGGACTCAAAATATTAATCGAACGGATGCCGAGAAGTTCTGGGGCGTCTTTTCGAACACCGGAGCAAGCTTGATTTCAGAGGGGCTTAATTGCCACCTCGCTACGAATACTGCGTCTAACGATGGTAATCAGATTAGTTCCATCGTTACTGCTAATACCTTTGCCTTTGTGGGGATCGCTGACGAGCAGATCGCCGCTGCGGGTGTGGGTTTGGTTCAGACGTATGGTTACAATAGTAAGATTCTGATCTACTCTGAGGCTTCCTCTACGATCACTCACATCGGTGATGTTTGCGGCCCTGTAGATGCAACCTCCGAGGGTATTGGTTCCGGTGGTAGTGTAGATACGTTTGGTCCTATTATCTGCATGTCCACTGCGGTTCATGGCACTGCGCCTGATCAGAAGATGACTGGTTTCATTCGCTGCATGTAACGGCTATTTAACTGAGGGGTTGTAGCTAATGATGAAGTTGATCGATTCACTTGTAGAGAAAGTCTTTCCGGTTAACGAACCGGACGTTACCGGGAAGCAACTCTATGCAAGCTTAGATACTGGACAGCTCTTCTGGTTACCGACTAGTAGGTTTCCAGAGGAGCGTTCCAGGGCCTTGAAGAAGCTTCAAGATGAACGCCCGTATATGATAAGACGGATTAGACTTGCTGGAGACGAGCCGTTTTCTAAGTTCCTCGCTCTAAAGATTAGGGAGGCATTTGGATATGAATGGTCCACTCGGGGGAAATAGGCGTGTAAGGATATTCTTAGGATGGCCTTGGTATTCAGGTCCAGCCGATGAGACCTACACTTCCTATTTTGAGTTCATTCATTATCTCGGTAGGCTGCAAGAGCGGTCACTTTGGTTGAATAAGTATGGCGATGAAGCTGCCGTTGAGTTGGATTGCCCATTAGACCCGGATGGACTTGAGGGAGATGCTGAGTTGCTGGCATCAGATGGTATCTTTGACTTTGGCTGTGTTAATATTGGAGGATCGTCACTTGTCGGAAAGTCGAGAGAGGTTCTTGTAGACGCCGCCTTACGATGGGATGCTGATTATCTGTTCACATGGGACGATGATATGGTATTCCCGTGGGAGACGCTTCTACGGCTACTTCGTCACCAGAAACCAGTAGTCAATGCTCTTGGGTTTGCCAGCAAAGAACCGCACTTCCCATGTCTCTGGAGACTATCAGAGCAATTCACAAATCCAGATGAACCACAGGTGATTTCTGATGTAGTCTACGATCCTCCTATGGACAAGCTTATCACAGACGAGGACGTAGGCGGTCCAATTGCCTTTGGGGCTGGTATCACTCTATACAATATGAGTATTTTCAAGAAGATGCCTAAGCCTTGGTTCTTCTCAACTGGAACTGGAGAAGATTGGTTCTTCTGCCTGAGATGTCATCAGCATGGGATTCGTCGGTATGTAGATACAGGCGTAAAGGTTCGACATCTGATGAAGAAACCTCAGTGGGTTGATACTGATTTCTATTCTAAGTTTGTTGAAGAGAATACTGGTATGTTTGACGAGCTTAAGGCTAAGCAGGATGCTGAAAGAGTCCGTTGGTCTAAGGCTATAGGTCTGGAGGATTCTGATGGCTGATCCTACTCTTACTATTATAATGCCTACGTATCAGAACACTGACGTTATGATACGATGCCTTGGATCGCTACTACACTTCACTGAGTTTCCATACCATATTATCCTTGTTAACAATGACCCTAGCGCAGAAGCCAAGGCTACTATAGATGGTATAATTGAAGCCCTTGAAACTGATTGTGTAGAAGCGCTACACATGCATCACAATGCTGGCTGGATGGGAGCTATCAACGCAGGACTTAAGTTGGTATACACTCCCTATGTATGTTTTGCCAATGATGATCTTATCTTTATCAGAGGGCAGATGGATTTCTGGAGTAAGATGACGAAGGTGCTGGACGTAGACCAAAGAGTTGGCGCTATCGGTCCAGTGTCCAACTTTGTGATGGGCCTTCAACACTTCCATCATATGAATCTTCCTAATGTTCATTCGGTTGGGCTTCTTATTGGATTCTGCGTCCTCCTTAGAACTAATGCCATTAAAGCTATAGGCGGCCTGGACGAATCTTTGGCTGGCGGGGATGATCTTGATATGTCTATCCGCTTGAGAGATGCTGGGTGGTATCTCGCTGTAATGCGTAAGTCTTATGTTCATCATGTTGGGTCGGTAACTGGCAATAGGCTTTTCAAGGGATACTGGAATTCAATGAGTCAGGTAGAGAATACCGATAACGCTATCATCAGAAAGCATGGAGTTAGAAAGTGGTATGACACTCAGACTCTATCCTGCCCTGATATAGCAGCCGATGAAGATACCAAAGTTCTTTGGACTAACGATTCTTGGATTGACATACAGCGCCCAGAAGATGGTAAGGGTATTGACCTTGGATCTGGAGCCCGTAGTAATGGTTCCTCCTGGGGTCTTGATATAGCAAAGCCTGGATCTAAGGGGGTTGGTGGACGTAAGTTTGAACCTTCTGTGAACGATATCGTGGCAGACGCTATCAACATCCCTGTCGTTGATTCATCTTTAGACTACCTTACTACGAGTCATTTGATAGAACATATAGTATGTCTGGGAAATGCTCTTGACGAATGGTCTAGAGTATTGAAACCTGGGGCTATCCTCATCCTAACATGTCCCGATCATGATAAGATGGAGTCTATGGTAGTAGACTCCTCTCATGTTCACGCCTTCAATCATAGTTCACTGAAGAGACTATTCACAGATCGTAACGACTTCAGATTATTGACTGAACCAATAGAACTCCAGCATTCATCAATGGGCATAGTAGTAGAAAAAGTATCCGAGGGGATATAATGATTTCTATCGTATATAATTGTGATCGTAGAGAGAATGGAACCGCTTTTCTGGCTAGAGTAGCTTTGCAGGAGTCTCTTGGACTCAAGGATAGAGTAGTCCTTGATAATCAGCTTAAGGGCTTCTCTGAGTCTGAGCTTTATATCCATGTAGACGATGGACGAGAGGACCTTCAGTGGGAATGCCCTAAGCCTAATGCATATTGGGCAATCGACACACACCTTGGATACGAATATCGTCTTGAGAAGGCCCGACAGTTCGACAATATCTTTGTTGCCCAGAAGGAGTGTGCTGCACGGATGATCAAGGACGGTATCAAGAATGTCGAATGGCTGCCACTTGCCTGTAGTCCGATAGCCAACCCTACCAAAGAGGAGCTTCTGGACGATACCCCAGAACAGGTAGCTGCCTTCGGTGGTCCCAGCGTCCTGACCGAACAACACAGTGTAGTCTTTTGTGGACACATCGAGAGTAGGTCTGAAGATGGCTTCAACGACCGAGTAGAATACCTCGATCATCTTTTCCGTGAGATCCCCTCCTGCTGGTTATCTCATCAGCTCTTCTTTGAGGAGATGGCTATACGGTATATACGAGGACGTCTTGGTTTCAATATCTCAGTAAAGAGTGATCTTAATATGCGTTTCTTTGAGGTCATGTCCATTGGAACTGCGTTGTTGACGGACTCTGCTGCAGTAGGCTGGGATGACATTGGATATGAAGATGGTAAACACTTTATAGGCTATACAGACATGGATGATATGGTTCATAAGGCTAAGTGGGCTCTCCGTAATCCTGTTGAGCGTAACGCTATCGCCTTAGAAGGACATCAGTTCACCAGAGACAACCATACCTACGCACATCGAATGGCTCATATACTGGATGTAGCAGGGATAGACTTTTAGAACTTTAGGAGGGGGTGGCTGGGGTTTTTCCCCTCGGTTCCCCTGGCTGCCTTCCTCCTCTTAATAGGAGAATAACATGAATGAACATAAGTTTTCTGTCCTTGCCATTGGAACTAATACCGGTGCAACAGCTTCTGAGGCTGCTGTTACTGGGAAGCATCATTTTGTAACCTGTGTATCTGGTCATACTGATAAGGATTCAATTATTCAGGTTCTTGATGGAACTACTGTTGTATGGGAGAATAAGTTTGACATAACCTTAGAGGGAACAAGTTTCCATTTTCCAGAACTGTGTATTCCTTGCACAGGAGGAGCTAAGGCAGATGCTAAATTGTCTTCCAGCACCACCGACTGCGCTATCACCATTAACGGCTACACGATTCCGTAATTAACCCACTAATCAAACCGAGGATACTACTATGAATACAGCACTCGCAAAGGCCCGTGCTAAGACGGCTATCAAGATTAATCCTATCATCACTGAAGATCAGCAGGCTTTGATAGATTCAGGTGATCTTCTTATGTCTGATGGGGTAAAGATTCCCCTGTCTGCCAGTGATAAAAAGAAGGTCGTTTACTCTAAGTTTGAATCACAGAATCCCAATATCTCCGACACTCAGCATGATGAGTTTTGGATGGAGCAGTTCACTTCCAGCACCCGCGTATTGATGTTGGGAGATGAAGACCGAGAACAGTTTGGTATCTCTGAGGACGATGGTATTATAATGACGTTCCATGGTGAGCCTGCCTCTGAGGTCTGTATCGACCTTAGCTCTAACCGAGTCATTGATATGATGACTGCGGCCTTGGAGGAGGAGGCTACTGGGAACTCTTATCCACGTTACGTTAAGTGGGACTTCTTCCTGTTTGAGGCTATCCTTACGAATGGCCCAGAGGAACGAGCGGAGTTACATGAAGTGGCCGAGAAGCAGCGAGCTAAGGCTGAGGCAGCTTCCAGTAATAAGATGAGTTCAGTGTTGGATAAGCTTCTGACGCGCCTTGAGGGTGTTGAGGATGGTAATACTTCCATCACGGATAGCTCTGACCCACTGGCTGCCTTGCTGGCTACCATGTCTCCCACTCAGATCAAGGCTGAGGCTGAGATGCGTGTTGCCGATATAGAGCATGAACAGCACTTGAAGGATGTGGCTGTCACAGAGGCTACTAAGGCGAAGGAAAAGAAAGGTAAGTAAGCATTATGACATACGGGGAAATCTTGTCCCATCTGAACATATCCGGCTCTGAGGCTTCTGGAGATGACTTTGAAACGATGGCTAAGACTGTCGTTAACTTCATTTATAACGAGCTACTGGTAGAGTCGGAGAAGCTTCTTGAGGAGAGAACGTGGTCGCTTACTCTTGTTACTGATCAGGCCGAGTATGGATTCCCTCTGGCTTTCACGGAGGTAACATCCTTGTTAGACGAGACGGATGAGTTTGAGCTTACCGTTATGTCTAAGAGAGCTTTCGATGCTGAGTTTGTTGGTAGAGATGAGACGAATGAAAGGACGACTTTCGCATACCCGTATGGTAAGTTTGGTGTTCAATCTCCTCCTGCTACCGCAGAGACAATTACAATAGAGTCCAGTGATGCTACTGATACAGGAACAGATTATCAGATAGTCATCACTGGGCAATCTTCCTCAGTTCCAGTTAGGGAGACTATCACCTTTACTGGGACTACGGCAGTGCTATCCGCTAATAGCTACGACGCCTCGTCACTTGGGATAGAACGCCTCGTTGTAACTAATGCCAACAATGCAGAGTTCACCGGGAACGTCATAGTAAAGGATTCCGATGGGAACACACTTGCTACGATACCTCCTTTCTACGAGAAGTCTCCGACCTACGTATGGTATTCACTGTATCCCACGCCAAGTGAGGCATCCACCCTAAAGGTGCGTGGAATGGGGAGGAAGCCTCCCCTTGTCGCTTCAACAGACTGGCCTGAGATTGATGTAGAGTTTCATGATCTATTGGTATGGGGCTCTGAACAGATTCTTCTCCCTCATGCTGGTAAAACAAGGATGGGTATCATCTCTGGCAACAAGTATGAAGAGCGTAAGAAAAAGTTTCTCGGTATGAATGAGGACAACTCAGGTATTCGTAGGGGTTTCGCTAATGTGACTAACCCATTTGTCGGAACTGGAGCTGGTTACAGTCGCAGAGGATACTATAGAACACTTAACATTAACACTCCGTAATAATAATGACTACAGTTCCTTTTGAGCCTCGGTTCACCGCTGATATAACTGATTCGCCTATCCGAATGTTCTCGGGGCTTAAGTCTCGCTGGCACTATCCAGACCAGAGACTGATCCCTGGTAGCCTTATTGATGGGTATAGCGTTAACTTCGGTGAGTCTGGATTTGCCTCCAGACGACTTGGTTATTCTAAGTATAACTCTACTGGTTACTCGGCCAGCGAGGCCGATACCGGATTCATTGAAGCTTCTATAGGGTCATACG